GGTGTTTTATGTGGGTAAAGGGAGAAATAAGAGGGCTTGGCAGAAGTTTAATAGAGGTAGAGGGTGGACTGAAGTTTCTTCCAATGGATATTCTATTGAGATGTACGCTGGAAACTTATTTAAAAAGATATGCCAGTATGCGGAACAACGCTCACAGCGTCACGAAAAAAAACAGGCTTCGTTAAGCCAAAAGGATACAAGGCGATTGGATTCGCTGTATGGGATAGCGCAAGTATCATTCAGAACACGGCAACCGGAGTTGTTGCTTTACCTGTAGGAATTACAGACGTTTATCGTTTTGAAGTAAAAAACACAGCGGACAATTTCATTGAAACAGCCGCAAAAGATCCTGTTACAATGACAGGGCAAAAAACAGGGGTTGGAACTTTCGCCCTTATGTATTGCGACAGAATTACAAATGTTACAGACGCACAAGCTTTACTTGACGGTATTTTTAATATTTTCTTTGAACATAACGACGGTAGTATTACGGTTGCCGGTGCGGTAAATGGTGCTGATATTACAAGCGTAGTTGAAAGTACAGACGCGCAAGGTTTTTTATTTACAGCTAATACAATTGAACCGTCATTTGCCTATACTTTGGCTGCTGCTGGGGTAACTGCTTACAACGCACTTATTGCCGCTGCTGTATAATGAAAGTTATAAAATTAAATACACCTTTTGAGCTGAGCGCGGTCGTTAGGATTGCGCCCTCTCAATCGGATGTGTTAATTTTTACAGCAATAAACGAATTTTCACAAGTTGAGGTAGTTCAAACTTTGACTTGGTCAATAAAAAACGATCGATTATTATTTACTTTGGCTTCAAACGTTGATTTTAAAGCAGGAAATAAATATGAAATATCGATTTCCAATAATTCTATTGTCATTTACTTAGGTAAAATGATAGTTGTAAATGAAATTACAGACATTCAAAACTACACACCATCAAAACAAACGACTCAACGCTTCATTTAATGACTTTTTCGGCTTACATGCCTTCCATTAAGGAGGTAGTTGTAGGAACAAAATATATTTTAAATGGCAATAATAACGAAAACTACAAACTATTTGGCGACGCTTACGATGATAGCGTTACAAATAGCGCGTGTATTAATGATATTTCTAATTTAGTCGTAGGAGAGGGCTTAATTGATACTTCGAATACTCATAATCCTTACATAAATATTTCTGAACAGGATTTTAATTTAGCCGTTTTGGATTATGAAAAACAAGGAGCATGCGCCTTTGAGATAGTTTGGGGTTCAGAAAACAAACCTGCTAAAATATTTCACAAGCCAATTGAAACGATTGGACTTAATGTAAATGAAAATCAAGAAATTAACGGATATTGGTATTCTTACGATTGGTGTAAAAAATGGAAATACGTACCGCAATTTTATACTAAATTTGACGGTGAAAAACCAGAAAATGGAGTTTCTATTTTAAGAATTGTTCGTCCATCAAACGAACCATTGTTTCCTAGGCCTCATTGGTTTCCTGCATTACGTTGGGCGCAAGATGAGGGATTAATGGCTCAACATTCATTTAGAGATATTAAGACTGGTTTTTCGGGGCAAAAAGTAATTAACTGGCTTGGAGGCCGTGGACTAACTGAAGATCAAAGAGATAAAACAGCCGAAAAATTAAAAGAAAAATTTAGCGGTATTGACGGTCAAAGAATAATTGTATCAGTTGGAAATACGCCAGAAAGCGCAGTAGTAGTAGACAATATTGATCCACCTAACGTAAATGCAACTTATGTTAATTATACCGAAGAAGCTGAAAGAAAAATATTGATTGCGCACTCATACCCTGCTATTTTATTAGCTGGCTCAAAAACTGGTTTTAGTTCAAATGCGGACGAAATTGCAGTTGCCACAAAATCAGTAATGCGTAGAAAAATAAATCCAGACAGAGGCGTAATTTTAAGCGAGTTGCAAAAAGTTTATAAATTAATTAATCCATTAACCGTTTTAGATTGCAAAAATTTTGATAGTGATAATTTAGATACAAATACAAAATGAGCCAAATAAAACTATTTATACAGCCAGCAGATGTGATTTCATTAACTCAATTCGATGGAACCATAGATATTGACAATATGAAACCTATGATTTTTATCGCTCAAACTACACACTTAAAAGCGTTTTTGGGATTGAAATTATACGACAAGATTTATACTGATTTTGATAGCGATACTTTGGAAGGGGAATACTTAATTATTTTCAATGATTACATTAAAGACTTTTTATCTTACTATACGTCCGCGTTATTCGTAGATTTTGGAAGCTATAAAGTTTCAGAAAACGGAATACATAAAATATCTAGTGAAAATTTAGTTAATTTAGAGGCTTCTGAAATCGAAAGATTAACTTTGAAATACCTATCTTTGATTGCAGGAGTTGAGGCTAATTTTAAAGAATATGTTTCAGATAAAAATCTTCCAGAATTGCAAGAACATAGTATTAATATTGAAGATTCATTCCCATGGCATTAATACAAAATATAAATGTTTCAACTCCTAACGATGGACTTGGTGATACTTTGCGCGATTCACAAGTTAAATCAAATGCGAATTTTGCTGAATTAAACACAAAAAAAGTAGAAGTACAGGCTGGTTTTGGATTAAGCGAGGAAAATTTTACAACAGCCGAAAAAACTAAACTTTCAGGAATTGCATCCGATGCAGAAAAAAACGTTCAAGCAAATTGGAATCAAGCAGACGATACTCAGGATGATTTTATTATAGGAAAGCCTGAAAATATTTTACAGTCAATATCATCATTAAGATTTGTAGGAGCAGGACAAACTTACGCCTTAACGGTTGGGGGTATTGCATTTAAAGGATGGATTAATGACGGGGTACAGCATTTAGAGAAAGCGGGTTTTGAATCTGATCTAAACACATTTATACAAATAGGAAACGATGTTACATTTAAAAAAACAATTACAGCAGGACAACGAATAATTATAGACTTTTACTTATGAAAAATTTACTTATATTTTTAATTTCAATCGCAACATTTGGACAGGTTTCTACAGGTCAAGAAACTCCATTTGATTACGGAATACAAAATACAGCCGCGCAATTAGTTGGTAATTCTGACTATGTAGTTACTCAAGGTAATGATGGGACATACGGCAAGTATTTATTTAATTTAAACAACATTGAAAAAAAACAATTTCTTTCAACCGGATTAATTAAAAACGGTGCAATTTCCATAAATGCAGATCCGACAAAATACAATATTAGTGCAGGAATTGGCGTAATTACTAATTATGATAATCCAGAAATACCAACGTGCACTATCGTTAATTTTGCAGCTACAACAGGTAAAACTCCAACTTATTTAACAAGCGGAAACATTACATACGTTGCAATAAATTCAAGTGGGGTAATAGTTGAGCAAGCCACAGCATTTACAACGTCTCAAAGGCGTGATTTAATTATTTTAGGTGCGGTTATTCACTCGAATCTAACTACAATTAATGTTGTAAATAATATTAGTGCACCTACAAACGCAGATACAAACCAATTGCATGACCTTATGTCATATATTGGCGCATTGAATTTAACAGGAAATAAATATACAGCAAATGGCGCTAATTTAAGTTTGGATAAAAGTGCAGGAAGTATATTTAAGCCTGGAGTTAATTTTGCAAACGACTGGAAAAAACCGCATGAATTAGATCAAGGTTTACAAACATTATTGACGTTTAGATATCGAACTCAAGACGGTACAGAAGGTAGCGATGCGACTGTTTTAAATCCTTCTTTATATGACTTAAATAATGTTTTAACGGCTGTACCTTCAAATAAATTCACTATCCAAACGGTTACGATGTTTCAAACTGGATTAACTAGGATACAACCGGGTCAAAATATTTACAATTCGCTTGCAGAGGCTGAAAACGCAATATTAACGCGTGCTTTTGTAGTTGAAAGTAATATAGCAATGAATGGGATTACTCGTGCTTATATCGTTATGCGAAATACCACAACCTCATTACAAAATACAAGTGATGCAAAAATAATTGAAGCGCAAAAATTCGGCGGCGTTGCAAGCGGTGGAGTTGCTTTGACAGATACGGCAATAATTGCGGCTTTGGGGTATACTCCGGAAAATATATCGAATAAATCAAATACGTTGGTGTCAGACGGTACGGCAACTAAGTATTATACTGCTGACTATATAAATTCTAAGCTATCTATAAATTATGCTAAAATTGTATATGTAAATGCAACGAATCCAAATAGCGCGACTATTTTTGATTTGAATAACCCTCCAGTTACGAATGATAATGCATTGAAAAACGATACAAATAACCTATATATCGCAACAGATGCAAGTACTTGGATATGGGATTCAGGTTTAGCGAATTATGTCACAAAAACATTGGCGGCCACTTCTAACTTTTATCTGGAAGGAAGTACAGCAGACGCTGGAAGTAATAAAGATGCAGACATATATAGAACAGGAAGCGTAAGGGCTGCTTTAACCGTGTATAAAGTTTCAAGTAATAAAACCTTGTCAAACACAGACAACGGAACAATAATTCTATTAACAGCGAGTGCAACTATTACCTTTCCAAACGGATTAATGAGTGGGTTTAACTGTTCTTTTTCAACATTGGCAGGCGTAACGCTTACTTATTCATTAGGCGGTTCAGTTGTATTATTAAACAATTTAGGAACTACAATGGCAGAAAAATTAAGCCATACTATTGTAAATACAGGGGTTGCGAACGAATATTTAACAGCAGGTTCATTATGAGAAAAATACTTATACTTTTATTATTTTGTCAAATTTCATTTGCGCAATATAATTTATTTGCAAGACAAAATTTTGCTTATAAAGCAGTTTCGAACGGCACAAATACTGAAATTGGAGGGGTCGCTTCGACTATTTCAACACCGGCATTATTAGCTGCTAAACTTGGAATTTTAGAAAGTAGAATTACAAACTTTTCCGTTGTTGGAAGCGATATTAAATGTAAAATTACAGGAAGTTATACAATGCCTATTGAGGCATTTAATTATTCGGATGGATTTTTCGCAAACATAGTAACAAAATATGTTGATCATAACAACCTGTTAACTGGACTAGGATCAAGAGCTTTTAAAGGGCAATCTTTTTTAAGTTTAATAGATTTAAAAGCCGTTACAAATATGGTAAGCGTTAGCTTTTTAGAGACGCAAGCAAAAGAATATGTTTTTCCTAATTTAACAAATATATCAGGAACTGAAAATTTTAAACTATGCACAAAAGGAGAGTCTTTTTATATTCCAATATGTACGACCATCGGGACATCGCATTCTGTTAACGATGGGAATTTCTCAGGTATACCTATAGGCTCTAAGATATATGCTAATCCATCAATGGCAACTATCAACGCTGGTGGCTTAGAGGCGGATTTGGCCGCAGCCTCAACAGCTGGAGCAGTAATACGCTATATTACTAATTTCACAGCACCAAGCCCGGTAACAACTTTGGTTGCAGGAACAATTTACAATACCGCAGTGCAGTTGAATTTCACGCCACCGACTGGAAGTACAAACGCTATTGAATATTACGAATGTTGGGCCAATGGGATAAAGAAAAATAATATTACCGCATCAGGGGAGTTTATTACTGGATTATCCGCTTCGACAAACTATAATATTACCGTGTATGCGGTTGATATTTTTTATAATAAAAGCTTAGTATCTAATGTTTTAAATGTTTCAACAAATACAGCTTCGGCAGTTCCTACATCTGGGCTTATTGTATATTATAAATTAAATGAAACATCAGGCACGACGGCAACAGATAGTTTTGGAGGTGTTAATTTAACAAATACAGGCGTTACAGTTAATCAAAGCGGGAAGGTTGGACAAGCATATCAAGCCACTGGATCAGGGCAAAAATTACAAGCTAGTTCGTTAGCATCTATAACTGGTAATTTTTCAATGAATTTATGGGTTTATATTTCCGCAAACCAAACGCAATACGCAACTCCATTAGAGACTGGAAATTATGGATCAAATTCTGGGTTTGGATGGCTATGGGATGGTCAAATATTAAGTTGGAGAATAAATCAAAATTATAATCATTATTCTTCTTTGTTAAATGTTTCTTTTAATACTTGGACGATGTTGACAATGACTTACGATGGCTCAAATGTACGTTGTTATATTAATGGTATTTTAAAAACAGTAACGGCCAATACTGAAAATCCAAATACGACTAATTTATTAACATCATTCTATAGGCAAGACCAAGGACAGCAGATGTTGGGTAAAAATGATGAAATGGCAATTTATAATACATCATTGACTCAAAATCAAATAGATATTTTATATAACTCAGGAACAGGAACAACTTTTTAAATAAAAAACTTATGATACAAATACAACCCATCCCGCTAGGGATTCCAGAACAAAACGGCACACAATTATTAGTAGGAGTCACAATTGCAAACACGCAGGACAAAACATGTGCTTTGAATTGGAGAATTTTAACCGATGACTTCAAAGACCTTGCAACCGGCGTTATTCAATTAACAGAGGAACAGTATTCTAAATGGGGAGACGACAATACTTATTTAGAAGAAATTACATTAGAAACTTTAAAACTAAATAGATTATGAAAGATTGGAGAACAACATTAGCTGGATTGCTTACTGGATTACCATTTGCAATTGATTCATTATTGCAAGCCTATACGGCTGGGTATTTTACAGATAAAACTGGATGGACATTATTTGGTTCATTAGCTTGGATTCTGGTAACTGCATTGGTTAAGGATTCAAAAAAAATAGAACCAAAAAATATCAATGCATCGGATAACGAATTAATTGGTGACCGACCAAATGACCGTTAATAAATTATTATGGGTAGCTACGATTATTTCGCTAGCTACCTTTCAATTATGGCATTATTTACCAAAGGGTAGTTTCTACATTGGTATAGCTATATTTTTTATGATAATTTCAACGGTTATTTTCATACAAAATAGCAAATTATTCATTTCTTTTTTCTTACTTTGTATAGCGGCTAATAATTTGTTAGACGAATTATTTTTTGAACCGACAATTTACGGGCTAAAT